TACCTTGGCAGCCTTACCCAGTGCGGATAGTGCGGTCTCTTTGACAACTTCGCTCTTGAAGGCTGCCACACCGGTGTCGAAGGCTGAGCCGAGGATGTTGCCAAGGGTTTGGGTGAGGCTGTCTGGCTTGTCCATCTTGACAACCTGAGGGCGTAGTTCTGAGAGCTTCTCGGTAGCTTTGCTGTAGACCGCTGCAGCAGGGGTTTCTTTGCCTACGGTGCGATAGCCAGCCTTATATAGTTTGTCTTCGTTGACGAGGGCTTTAGGGGTGGCAGCCTTGGTGACCTTTTTGGCTTCTTTTTCGGTCAAGCCTTTGACGGCGCGGGCGACTGACACTTCTCCGCTGATTGCGGTGTCGGCTGCAGCGCGTACGGCTTGCTTTGCGGTGCTGTTAAGGACTTTGGCTCCCGAAACAAGGAGCTTTCCCGGGATTAGGTTAGTTGGGTCTAGGAGGATGTCGCCTGCGAGACCTGCGATGAACGCTCCTGCTGAGCCCTCTTCTAGTGGGGCACCTGAGCCTTTTGCGCCGATGACTTTTGTAGTCTTTAGGTAGTCTTGGAAGAATACGGTTTCTTTACCAGCGACTGAGTTTTCAAAGTTTTGCTTACCAGCTTCGAACCGCTTGGTTATGTCGAATTTTCCGGCGTTGTCTTGGCGGGCCGCTTCGTTTAGGAAGCCAGTAATGCCTGCGAGTGGGGCTGAGATGGTGCCAAGGAATGCTTGACCAGCGGAGACGATAGGGTTTGGCTCGGCAGCCTTAGGAGTCGCTTTGCCCTTGACCGTGTTTTTTGCAGCGGTAAAAGGGTCTACTGTAGTCTTTTTGCCACCGCTCTTAACTGAGTTTTTTGCGGCGGTAAAAGCATCTACTGGTTTCTTTGGGTCAGCCATAGAACCATTCTAGTGCATTAGTTTATGGGAACATCGAGTCTATAAGCTGATTTGCGAGTGCTGCCTGCTTGGCTCCACGTTCAGGGCTTGACTGCATTACGCGGTTCCAAGTTGACTGGATTAGAGCCTTGTCTGGTGACTTGAATCCCTTTGAGCCTGCAGGGTTTGCCATAGCTTGTGCAATGGAGGTTGCTTCGCTAACTGACTTCTGTAGTTGTGCAAAGTCAACACCGGCAGCCTTAGCCTTGGCTGCAACAGCTTCGACACCCTTAAGGCTTGTTGAGCTAGAACCTGAACCCTTAGCTAGGGCAGTCCTTGCCTTTAGGCTTGCAACGTTCATTGCACCCTTGTTCTTCAGTTCCTGAATCTGCAAGTCAGCAAGGTTGTTGGCTGCTACCTTTGCTGCAGCAGCATCATTCGACATATACGCGCTCTGCTGGTCAAGTTTTGCCTGTGCAATCTGAGACTGCAAGGTTGCGTCCTGAGACTCAAACTTTGCCAAAGTATCCTCGAAGTTTCGCGATAGTTGATTGATTGCACCTAGTCGCTGCTGGGTGTAGCCTGTACCACGGTTCTCTACGTCTGTGACAGCCTGATTTTGCTGAGCGGTCATTAGACCCTGCCAGTTAGTAAGGGCAGCATTTGCATCTGCGTTACCCTGCGCTGCAGCGACCTGAATTGGGTTAGTATTCATGGCAGGTCCGTTACCGCGCTCAGCGCCAGTTGCTACAGCCTGCTGGGTGCCAGCCTGTGCTTCTAGGTTCTGCTGTGCAACACGGGTTGCGTAGTCAGTCTGCTGCTTGGTGATTGAGTCGGTGAACTGCTTATTTACGCGTGCAGTATCTGCTGCGGTTAGGCTTGATAGCGCACCAAAGATTGAAGTGATGTCTGCTTGATTCTGTGCATAACGCTTAGTTGCTTTGTCCTGCTGAGCCTTTAGAAGGTCCTGCAGTGGCGAGTAGACGCTACCAAGGTTCTTTTCAATAGTCGCGTTGCGTTCAGCGTCGACGTTAGCTTGGTAAGTTTTATCAGCAGTGCCCATGCCTTGACCTGCGTTGTAGGTTAGACCTAGTTGTTCTGCTCGTGCTTTTTCAGCTGCAGCCTGAGGTCCAAGCGCCTGCTTCATCGCTGCAGCAACAGTTAGCGGGGTTACTCTTGGCTGTGTTCCGTCAGTCTGCGACTCGGTAGGTGCGACGTAGCCTCGAGTTCCCTGTGCGGGGGTTGGGGTGCGGATGAAGTTGCGCTGACCGCTGTTGGTAGCAGCGCTTGCTGGGTTCTGTCCGTAAGGGTTTGCAGCCTGTCCTTGAGCGGTTGCAATGTTGTTAAAGAATCCGCCTACGCCACCCCAGAAATCAGTTGCACCTTGAGTAACTTGCGCTTGTGCTTTTTTTCCGTCTTTAAACAGACCGTCTGTCTTTTCAGCCATTACTGGACTCCATACTCTGCTAGTTTTGCAGTCAATGCGGTTTGTGCAGCCTGCGTCTTGTACTGCTGACCGGCAAGAGTGCCCGTCCAGTCGTAACCAGCGGCGTTTGCGTTGCCGTAGTTCTCAAGGAAGTTCATGTTTAATGCAGCCAACTTGTCTTTCAAAGAAGTTTGGGCTGCAATCTGGCGCGCGTTTGCTTCGGCTTCAGCCAAACCTAGTGCACCTGCTGCACCGCCAGCCATGCCACGTGCAGCGTAGTTGCCTGCTAGGCGTCGACGCGCTTCAGCTGAGTTCGTGTCAAGCGCTTTGCGGTCCTGATTGGTTTGCGCTGTGGTGTCGTTCAGGCTGTACATTGCTTGGTTGCGGGCGCTGTTGAACTGAGACTGTCCTTGGTTTATTGCAGCCTGATAAACAGGGTCGCTTTCAAGTTTGTACGCCATGCCCGTAACGGGCTGGGTAGTGGTCGAGCCTGAGGTTGCGTCGTTTGCAGTTACGCCCAAGCCTTGGCGTGGAATCTTAATCTCTGGCGAAACGCCACCCGGCTTGTCGTTTGCAAGTTTGTCGGCGTTCTGACGCAAAAGCATCTCATTACCGTTATTAGTTTTTTGTGCGTTTGCGTAAATCTTCCAAGAGGAGTCAGCTGTAGGCATTATTTACCGAACCTTAGTGCGTTAGCGTTGGCATAAGCGCCAGTGTTATTGGCTTTCATTTTAGCGAGGACGGCAGCCTTCTTGGCAGCCATGCGGGCGTCACGCTCAGCGTAGCCAGTCTTGTCCACTTTGCCACGGGTAGGCGCGTGGGTCATGTTGCCGTACACCTTTTTACCTGCAGCGTATGGGTTGAATTCGAATCCGCCAAGTAGCGCGTTACGCTCGGCACCAGCCATTAGTTAGCTTCCTTCGAAATCTTTGCCTTAGCACCAATCATTGGGGTGATGCTAAAGACCTGTACAGGTGATGTGAGCGCCGTACCGTCACAGTCTAAGTATAGTTCAAAGTAGATGCGTCGGAAGCGGAGCGACTGGTTCAACTTGGCTTCCATACGGAGCACTGCACCCGGTGAGAATGCGTCAACAATAGTTGAAACTGCACCTGATGGTTTGGCTAGGTTATCCCATGTGCCAAAGAATTCGTCACCGATGTTGTCGTAGGATAGTTCATCCCATGTCTTGTAGCCGGTTTCGGCTTCGTAGTCTTTGGAGATTTGGTCCCAGTTCAACTGCAAAGCCATTTCAGGCAAAGCCACAGGGTAGGCGACAGCCTTTACGGGCAGGGCGGTTGCAATGTCAGCAGTCCACATGTACAGACGTTTCCATTCGACAGGTGATTGGAAGTCGTAGATTTTGGTGCGGATTGAGCACTTGAAGGTTTCGGAGCCTACTGCGCTGGTTGATTTGTCTTCGATGCGCCACATGGCGAAGTCGGTTGCGCCTGTTGCGCTAGTGCCACCACTGATACCAAAGAAAAGAGATTCTTCTAATTCTTCGGAGCGTCGAGGTACGCTCCAGTAGTATGCGACTCTGCTTGTGCTTTCCCATTCGCTCCACGTCTCAGTATCAAGGTTGTAGGCAAACACACCCCCGTTGTGCCAGACGATGCAGCGTCTTCCGACGATTGATACTGCGTGCTGGAATCTTTGACTGAAGTCGTATGCCTCAAACTTTACTCTAGCGGCATTAAGCGGGTAGTACAACCAGTTCTGGTACTTGTAGAGGATACCGCCGGATAGGACGAAGTGGGCGTTTTCAAACTTGACTACTGAACGGCGTGACTCGGCACCGATGTCTTGTTGCATTGCTTGCATGGTGCCTTCTTCTGGCACGTCACCGTATGAGTAGCGATAGGTTGAACGGTTGCGGAAGATTACGATGTCGTTGTAACCTTGAGCGATTGCGGTAATCCACTGCCCGTCTCCGCCACCAATTTCGACATACATTTGGTTGTTTTGTGCGTTGGTCCAAGTCCAGACGGAAGTGGATTCGCCTGATGGTCCTGCGGTTGAAACATTTGACCAGTAGATTATGTTTGCGGTTGAGGTGCCTTGTACGCCGTAACCGAAGAAGCGGGTTTGGAATAGTTCAATTCCGCTGAGTGCGGGCATTGATGGGGTGTTGACGAAGTTGCCTGATTCCCAGTATCCGCCTTGACCGTCAACGGTTGAGCTGAGGACAATTTTGTTTAGGTATTGGGTGCAGTCGGATGCTTTGAAGTTGGCGATTTGTACGAATGCTTTGGTGAGGACGTTGAAGGTCCAAGTTTTGGTGTTGGTGACTACGACGAGGAAGCGTACGCCGTCTGCACGAATGTAGGTGCCTAGGATGTCCATTGGCTCACCAGTTACGGGGGTGAGGACGGCGCTTGCACCGTTCTTGTCTACGTAGATTGGTGGGCGTGACATGAGGGCACCGTTAGTGGAGAACTCAAAGTTGATGATTGATGCGAGTTCGTTGTCGCCAATGGCTGACTGGTCCCAGTAGTTGTTTAGACCGCCGGTAAACTGTTGTAGGGTTGCGCTACGTGAGCGAACAATCTGTGACATTTAGTACCACGCATCTGCTGGGTCTGCCATTACTGCAGTGTACTGCGAGTCCTGAGAGATGGTGTCTTTGGTTGAGAGGCGGTCTAGACCGTCACGGAACTGACGCAACTTCATGTTTGAAGCGTCGTAGTTTTCGTCCATCTCAAGAGCCTGTGCGATGACGTAGCTGACCAGTTCGTTGAAGTAGCGGTCTGGCACTGCAAGGGTCGAGCCTAGTGCGCTCAAGTTCACAGGGTTAGTTACATACTCTAGTTTTAGACCATTTGAAATGGTCTTGTTTGGGACAGGGAACAAAGTAATGATGCCAGCACGCTCATACCAGACGTCGGGACGCTCAGCGTTCAATAGTTTTGTTGGGTCTTGAGCCTGAATGTACTCGCGTGCTGCTTGCGGTGACAGGTTAGTCAGTGGGTAACCTGAAATGTATAGTGCTTCAATAGAGAGCACCTTATCGTTAGGGAAGCTATAATCTGACTGCCCTGCCACCACATCTGTAATTTTTGTCGCTCGTAGGATTGGGTTTGAGTTTACAATCTCACGCTGACCGTCGTTAATCCAAGAGAGGATTGATGAGTCTGCGAGTTGTGCGCCAGAAGAGTCACCGAACCCCGTGCGAACGCGGGAGGCTACATCTGTACCTGTGTGAGTGAATTCCTCTGCTGGCATTTCTACTTCCTTAGAGTTTGACCATCGTGAGTCCAAGTGTGTTTGTTGGACTTGAGAGCGCTTTTCAGAATGTCTTTCTTTTCAGCTCGCCATTCTTCTTCACGTTTCGCCTCTAACGCTGCATGTG